CCACTATTGGGTTCAATCGACGGTTTGCATTTCGGGGGCCAACTGATCAACCTGCATTGTATACAGACCCATTAAACGATAACGCCGCATAGTTCCCGTTGGCCACGGCGTCCCATGATTCTCTGGTGTCTAGGCCGTACTCCTGTTGAGTGTCAAATAGAGTATTCCCTATGCTCACCCTCAGCCGTTGAAACGCGTCCAGTTGGGCATTGTCTTCATATGATACTGAGGCCACAAGCTCCCCCCCCGCAAGTAAGTTATACAGCTGATTGATCCAACGAATCCACTCTGGGGATGGTTTAGGGGCGTTTGCGTCAAACGGCGATGATACCGGAGGGGGGTTTAAGTTAGCCACCAGACCCCTCCCCTTGGGCCAGCGTGGCGGCTCCCCTGACCAAAGTGAACTTTACGGGATCGGTCATGGTTAGCCTGAACACAAAATCCCTTCCCCGGCCCAGTCTTCGGAATATCACACGGGGAGATCTGTACTGGCCGACAGCCCCCAGGCTTGCGTATCTTTCAGGCCCCCATGTCCGGCCATCGTCTTTGGAGGACTGCAGCATTACTTGCGGGGACATTCCCTGTCCAGCCTGCAGCCCCACCCCAGTTTCCATGTCGAACAACAACTCGGATATGCCGAAGTCATTGCCATCGTTGGTCACGTGGCGGGTAACTACTTGCCGCTTGATCGGGGTTCCGTTATCGGTGTAGGCAGTGTCGGTGAGTAAGTACACGTTTCCGGTGGTAGAATCAGAAACCAAATCAGACACGCCGAATGTGACGCTTAGATTGGCGATATGCCGGGATTGCAAATCTAGCCCGGTCTGTACTTCCGACCACATATCGCTTAGCGTGTCGTACAGGAACGACCGGTTGGCGGAAGGGAAAGTTGTCTGGTACATCGGGTGACCGTCGATCACATACGACATGGACACTGCGTCAGACACTACCGGCAAGGACGAAAAAATGTTCTCTACGTCACTGGTGCTTACTCTCTTGGGCGAGTATCCCTCCAGCATCACCACCTGTATGCCGCCTTGAGGGTTGTGGCCCAAGAATATCATAGTGTTGTTTAAGAATGCCCTTGAGTTAACCGCAGCTAGCCCCCAAGTTTGGGAAGCACCATTGATTCTAGCAAACGGTAGGGGGAACGTGCCGACGTCCTGCCAGAACTCTATGCTCTGGGCACCCCACAGAATTATTGTGCCGTTCAGCACATCGTTAGCAACAGAGTTATCCGACGAATTCTGTTTAGTGAAAAACGTCGGTATGGAGGAGACGCTTGTCCAAGCGGTAATGTCCAAGTTATTACTTACGTAGTGCTGACGACTATTCGGCCTCACGGCAATCAGGAAACCGTCTAAAAAAGCGAGACTGAGGGAACCGTTCGGAAAATTGGCGTCTGTGACAGACCCGAACGAACCCGCCGCGTTCAAAGAAGATTGAGAATAACTTCCGGTAACTATAGTGTAACACCACAACGAAACCCCGTCTGCTATGCCCAACTGGACGCCATTATCTTGCATGGACACAAGGCCAGAGGCCGAGTTAGTCATGGTGCCCAAGGCCATCACTGTTCCGGTGGAGTCTCTGGAATACAGAACACTACCAGCCACTATGTACAACAGCGACCCAACCACCCTCCATCCCCGGATTGGAGCGCTAGGTAAAGTGAACAATAAACTAAGGCCGGGGGTGCCACGAAGAATGATGTTGTGTTTATCGTTGTCTTTACGGACTTCGGCAAAAACATTCAGTCTGCGTTGAGCGGACACAGCAGCTGAATATGCTGAGATACTGTTCCCGAATAGGGGGATTACTTTCATCAGTCCACCCCGGCTTGGAAGTACATCACGCTTCTTTCAGCGTCTTTATTCCCCGCTATTCGCAACGCCGTCGACAGGCTTGATTCTAGAACAGCAGTCCACGGGGCGTTGAACATCGGGGCGATCAGCTTGGCCAGCCCTAACGACAGGGGCAAGAACCACTCTTGAGAATACTCAAAATTGTCTGCCGGGTTGGATAGATCTTGAATCGGCTCGAGGTAAGTGAGGACCAAGAATTTAGTGACGTCGTTTGCCGCACCACAGTCCGTATAGAGGAAACTGTTCCCCAGTTGATTTTCGTAGTAAATAGATACCGGGTCACCGATGTTGGTCGGGTCAGCTTTGTTCGGTAGCCAGTCGTATTCCGGCTGTTGCATGATCGTCATCGGGGTGTCGGAATTCGAGTGGTCCCGAAGCACCGCCGCTTCGATTTGCAACGGCTGAGTTCCAGTGGTTTGGTAACAATATATCACCGAACCGGGGGAAGATGACATGGGCAGTGTTCCTGCGATATTGACGACCAGCCCTACCACGGAAAGAACTGTAGCCCAATACAGAACATTAGTGTCGCACTGAATGCCGATATTATATCCAGCAACGATCCCCGAAGTGGATTTCACCTGCACCGAATTGGCCGCTGCTGCTGCGCTGGCCGTGGTGGTGGTTTGGGAAAAACTGTTGGTCCACCCGGTGGCGGTCTGACCCACAGAATACTGGCCTGTGGTTCCGTTGAGAAATAAATAACCCCGGCGACGGGTAAAGGTCTTTAGACCGGGAGCGAAATCCGTTTTGCCCTGCCACTGTTTTACCATCATGTTGAGATACATGGAGCAATCAGTGACTTCTTGAGCAGTGGGAGTTTCCACCTCGTCCAACTTACCGATATTCATCATCGCCAGCCGAATGATTTGGTCGCGATTTACAGTAAAGGTGAAAGTCCCACTGGTAGGCATAATTAGTCCTTCTTGGCGTCAATCACTTCATTTAGCATGGAATAAACGTTTTCCCACACTGCTCCTACCGGAATGTCCGCTTGACACTGGGCTACGCCGCTGTTTTCGTCCTTTTTACAGAACTCCCAGCCGTAGTGCAACTGGTGACAGGCCGGGGCCTCGTTGTTACCGCGACCCGGACAATTGGTGCTGCCGGAGTGGATAGCGGTGCAATTCTCCCAGTCCCTCGACAAATTTTTATGGGTGCTGTGGGACAAGAACAAAATCTTGCGAACTTGGTCGTGAGAGGCCGCATTCATAACGCCGGTTTCAGGACCTATGATCAGGTCGCTCTCGGTAATGAACGCCAACGACTGACGGATGCTCCACTTGCCACAGGTCTCATGAACACGAGGTTCGTTTTCCCAGCCAGCTTCGAGAATTTTACATTCAGGACCGCCGACCAGCACAATATGAGCATCCCTGAATCCGGTCAGGATGGAGGCGATAATGTTGTCCAGCCCTGACCATGTTTTGTGGACCGAGCTTCCCGCCAGTGACCACATCACAACGGGGCCTTTTCCCATCTTCTTGCGTTCTTTCGACGCCCACTGTTTCTCGTCGAGGGTCGGGTAGAACTTGACCGCCGGAGAATGCGGAATTCCCGCAATCTCATGAGAGAATTGCACGTAATTGTGATTCATGTACTTGTGACGAAGGCCAGCTGGCCATTCGAATTGGGAACGGCCCTTGATCGCCAAGAACGTGCCCTCGACGGATTCGGACAGGTTGACGAACTTGTCAAACTTGTTTTTCTGGTGCCCCCAAAAGTTGCCCAGATCGGCATTCGGCACTTGATCCTTGTCGAACAGGACAATCTTGTCGATGTTCGGGTCTTCGGTAATTACCTCAGCGCCGGGCAACGACGCGAACACCGTAACGTGGTACCCTTGTTTCTTGAGTCCGGCCCATACTGAGGAGGCCATCATCATGTCGCCAAACGCCCCGTACCGCACAACACAGGCAGTCTTCTCGGGCTTACGGCGGCGGTAACTGAATTCGTGAGGACCGTTTTGCTTCTTGCGGAACACCATCAAGAACGAATATTCCTCGTCTTGGTCGCGAACTTCGCAGACTTCCAGGTCCCACTTGCCAGCATCCTTCATCCACTCAATGACCTTGGTTTCATTGAGGTTGTGCTTGTGGTCGGTGTTCGCGCCGGGTTCGCCCATCTTCGGGTACAGGTCCTCGTGCGGCAGATACATGACCAACACGCCCTTCGGCTTGAGCAGACGCCACCACTCTTTCAACGCCTTGTCGGGGTTGACCAGATGCTCCAATAGATGGCTGGAATACACGAAGTCCATCGACTGAGACCCAAACACGCTCAAGTCTTCGGCATCCTGAACCTTCACATCCGGCTTGATGAACTGGCCGAAAATCTCATGATGGCCGTTGTCGACGGAAATAGCGTGCGGAAGTATCTTGAAGGTGCCAGCACCGACATCCAAACCTCTTCCGCGCAGATACGGAGCTACTTCCCAAACAATCTTGGTGCTCTCCGGACGAAACTCTTGATCAGCTTTCCAAACCATCTTTACTCTCCCGTGAATCGTTGATAAACCTTACAAAAGCCTTCTTGCATTTAGGAGCAAACTCAATTCTACCACTGTACAACTCTTCTACGGCTTTGTTCGCCCCGTCGAGGCAACCATAGTCGTCAAACCACATAATACCGCCGTCTATCATCAACGGCTCAAGAAACAAAGCTGCTTCTTTTATGGACTGATATTGGTCACAGTCCAAATGGGCAAAAGCTACCGGGGGCATCGGAACGGAACTCTCGGGGAATATGCCCTTAACCAGCATCACATCGGGTAAGTTGGCTTTAACGTGTTCGTACGAAGTGTTGCGAAAGTCCCCCACTCTGTGGGAATCATTGGGTCCTTGGTAAGGAATTCCCTCGAAAGTGTCGTATGCGAACATTTCCCTGCCCTGCCTCACGGCACCGACAGACAGCAACTGGGCGCTTCCGCCCTTGTATACGCCTACTTCCACGACGCACCCGGGACCCAATTTCTTCATCATGCTGACCATTTCTTGGGCTACGTTCTCCCCGATGATCATTCCCAGACGATCAGCCATCAGTAGCTACCTAGCTTCCACAGGGTGGCCGACCCTGCTTTCTCAGACACAATACCCATGTCCCGGAATGCCCGTTCAATATCGATCCACGGAATGCCACGATTCTCGGCTTCCTTAACGATTGACGTTTTCCCCATCCTGCCTCCGGCCAAAATCTCGGCTAAAAACTTCTTTGCGTCGGGGGTTTGAGGGGGAGGAACGTCGCCGTCGTCAGTCACTTCCCCGAAATCGGCTCCGAACAACTTGCCGTCTTGCTCATATGAAGCGTATGGGTGGCCCGAAACGGTGCCAAAATCTTTTGAGCGATCAAGTTTCATTTTGTGGGTCCTATTCCCGGTCTAAGTAATTGTTACGTTCTGCGAAGCCCTCGATTTTCTTGCCATTGTCGTCCGTGCCATAAGCGACCCCGTAAAAATGGTCCATATGTTCCCCGGTGTACTGGTCGTCGTCCCCCTTCATATCAATGTGCGTATAGCCCATGTGAACGGATTCGAGTGAGGCCAGCTTGCCGCTGACATCCTGATCCCCGCCCCAACCTTTGACAAAATGGGACTGGTCCGGACGCATCTGGTTGTCGATTTCCATACCGGGGGGTAATTGGTTGAACTTAGGAGCAACCTCCTCGTCGGCGGTAGAGTTGTTGCGGTGAGGGTTGTCGATACCCGGATCAGGGCGGGTGTACGACTTTTCCCCGAACACCCAATTGGAATCGGTGGCGGTTTCCTGTTTAGGGGGAACTACTATCTGAAACTTCTCTTGAAGGGACATCATGTTCTCCTAAAACGGGGGCCGAAGCCCCCGTCTAATTGCCCGATTACTCGGGAACGTCTTGCGGAGCCGGACTCCAGCCATCGCCGGGGTAAGACTCGTCAACGATTTTGCGCAACGGCATCTCGTTGATTTCGGCGATGTACTGATTGCTGATATCCATTCCCGGAGGAAGGAAATTCAACTTGGCCGCTTCGCCGTAAGGGGTGTCGCCCTTGTCGAGATAGCCATCGGTAATGAAACCGGACATTTCACCGATGTCATTGTGAAGGCCACTGATGCCGCAAATTTCGGCAGAAACGCCGCCCTTGTTCAGGGGTTGAGCGAACTCGTCCCCCTTGCCTTGGGTGCCGGAAATCTCGCCTTGATACTGGGCCTTCTTGTTGGGGGAGTTGGCGAAACGCGGCTTCCCGGCATACTCAACCGGGGAGTCAGCAATGTCGCCATACTTCTTGGCGGTGCTGACGTTGGAAGGGCCGCTTGCTTTTACTTGTGCCATAGTAATCTCCTTAGGCAGTTACGTTAGCGAGCGGGGCCACACCGTATTCAATGGCGTAAGCCGCGACAGCAGTCGCGTCAGTGCCACGAACGATGTGAACCGTATCGCCTTGGTTGATGGTGAAGCCCCCCGCCGCCGTGTTGGAACCGACGCCGGTCTGGGACAAGGCTACGTTGTTGCTGAACCCCGCCACAGCGGTTTGGGTGCCGGTGGCAGTGCCATTGTACAGGGACAAGGCGTACGGGCCATAGGTGGAAGTGGACAGCGCAGGGGCCGCCCCGGCAGCAGCCGTGTTGGTGACGCGGATCAAGGAGAATTGGTCGCCGTTGATTGCCGTGGTAGTTGCCGTGCCATTCCAGGCCGTGTAGGTGCTAGTGCCTGCTGCGATCAGAGTGCCGGTGATCGACAGGATTTGGAGCGCAGTGAACGCCACAAACTTGCCGAAAGCGGTACTCGCACCCGCAGCATTCTGGCCGAATGCGTGGGTCAACCGGGAAGCATAAGCGGCGTGGTCATACGCCATATTTTTGGTGGTCATGTGCTATCTCCTAATTAGGCTTGGCTGTCCCACTTGACAATGCGAGCATTGGAAGCGAGAGTGTGAACGATACCAAAACCGCCGAGGTAATACCAGGCGACGCCCTTGGAACGACCATAATCGGTCGGAATCTTACCACGCATTTCTTCGGGCACGGCGATGGCTTCTGCCACCGTATCGTTGCCGAAGAAGAACAGCCAGTCGGATTGACCGTTGGTCCAGGGGTTCATGTCGCCGCCAGCAGCAGTAGCGATGCCGGTGGTGCCGTTGCCCTTGGCGATGTTGGTCTGCTCGACATAACGGACGTTTTCGTAGCGACCGATTTCGCCGTTCATGATCAACTTGAAACCGGTGTCCGAGTACTGGTGGATGGTTTCGAGGTTGTTCTTGAACGAACGCAGGGTGGTCGGCCATGCCAACGCGTAGTAATCATCACCGAGGTAAGCCGGAATGTTACGTTCCTTCATCAGGTCAACAACGCTCTTTGCGTGGGCGTTGTTGAAGGCAATGGAGTTGGTGCCGGTGACGGTGCCGTTGGTGAACAGCGTGATGGCGGAGGTGTTGGTGCCTGCCGTAGGAATGGCACGGAGCAACGTTTGGTTGAACTGGTTCCAAGCGAAGCGGTCAAAAGTCTTGACGGCATCGTTCTTGAGGACCTTCTGGATCAGCTCCATGACCGGGAACTTGGACAGGTTGTCCAGCTTGCCGGAGTAAGGAACCGAGTTACCGGCTTCGGTAATCGTCAGGGTGCCCTGAACGATAGTGAAGTTGGTTTCCGGCATGGTGTTGGTTTCGACCAGAACACCACCAGCGACGGCGACATCAGAGAAGACGTCCCACGTGAAAACGTCGCCCTTTTTCTTGCCCTGCTGGGAAGCGTCGCGGACGTCCGCGAATTGACGAAACTTCACGAGCGGCTGAACCGCCATGCGAAGCACATTGGACAGTTGGCGGGAGTACATGAAACCCCCGAGACTGTTTACCGACCATACTTGACCTGCCATTTGGAATATCTCCGAAAGATTTAGGTTAAAGAATCACGAGCGCATCCACTGCGGTCCACCGCGAGCTTTCGCAATGTTGGCGATGATATCGGACGTAGATTCCTCTTTTTCCTCGTCATCCTTGGGCGGGGTCGTCTTGGACGAAGCCACCGTAGGAACCTTGGGTGCCGAGGATTTGCGCGACTGCTTATCGACCGGTGCGAGTATTTCGGCTTTGGCGGACTTTCCGGAAATTCCTTCCTTCCATGCCCGAAGTTCATTGCCGATATCTTCGTACCTATCCCAGTATCCGCGCCGGTCGCCCCGAGCAATCAGTTCTTGGTCCTTGCGAAGGGCGATGTCCTTCAGCATGGGGTCGGAAAGAATGTCGGAATACTCGGTTTGGAACCTGCTTACAGCCTCTTTGAAGGTCAATCGCTCATCAATGGACTTAGCAACATCGGCCTGTGTGACGGATGGTTGTTGCAGTTGAATAAGTTCATCGATTGCTGCCATTGCTTCATCTTCGCTGCCCATTTGTATGGCTCGGACAAGCTGCCTGCGCCTTTCGGCTTGTTCCGCAGCATGATCCTCTTTCGGGGGTACTTGCTGCTGAGTCTGTTGCTCGGCTTCGCGTTTAATTCGCGCCGCCTCAGCTAAATAAGTGTCCGCAGCTTCAACCTTCTGAGCGCGAGCAATAAGTTCGTCTTCGGTCAGTTCCTTCTCGACGCCATTGACCTTGATCTTGAATTTTCGGGGAGCCTGAATTTGCTCCTCTTCGTCGTCGGCTGTGGTAAGCACAGTTTCCGGGGCGGCGGTCTCTTCTGCCGCATTCTCGTCATCACCGTAGATGCCGTCAAATTCTGCAGCACGACTTTCGTCCAGACCGTCGTTTATTCGGCTCAATAGCGCCAACCGTGCATCGTTCTGTGTGCCAACTGTCTCTTCCTCGTTTCCGCCGCCTTCCTCGTCAACGATGTGGAATTGGACCAGACCGAACAATAGCCATTTCAAAAGTTTACTCATTTCCTTCATCCCTATCGTCAAGTACCTCAGTGGCGCTAAGTCCGGCAATAACTGCCTCGCTCAGCCAATCTTTAATGGAGCTTGCTCTCCACGCCATGTTTTGAAGGTGAGTTATGGCAACGCGATCGGTAGCCGCCACTGTCCTCAACCTGTTTAATGCTTCAACTTCTTCCTTCGATGCCTTCTGCATCAAATATGACCCGACTCGGGATTCAAGAAATATTTCTACTTGCTTCCCGAGAACGGCGATGTCAACCAATTCTTCGACCTTGTTCATTTCATGCCCTCAGCCATTCGCTGTTGAGTAGAGATATCTTTCTGGTGGGCATGCTCTTTTTCTTGGCCTTGGATGGCTCTGAAATGGGTGGCCAGCGACCGCTTGTTCTCGTTTTCTTGGCGAAGCTTTTCTTTCTGCAATTCGGTGACGTTCCTGCTCTGAGCGATGGCCAGCTTGACCTGATTGGCCTCTTTCTTGTCGGCCAGAATTTTTTGCACCTGCTGCATCTGCTGCTGCATTTGTTGCATCTGCTGCTGCATCTGGTCGATTTGCGGGTTCTTGGAGCTAAAGAATCTGGAGCCGTCGCTGTATCCGAGGTTGCCGAAGATTTCCTTGCCGACTTCCAACATATCTATGCCCGGAACCGGATGCTGCAACATGCCTGTGTAAGCTGACATTGCCGCCATGAATTTCTGCAGCTTCTGGGCCGGGTCGGTGGCACCCATGCCGACATTAACTGTCAAGGTAAGCTCGTTGTTCAACAGTTGGTCGGTCACATTGTCGATCCCGTATTTCTGGAACACTTCGGCCCGGTTGGCGGCAATTTTTAACACCACTTGGTCAGTTTCGTATTCCTGCTCCAACAAGACTATCTGGCGCAATACGGGCTGAACAAAAGTCTCGACGTAAGTCCTGATCAAATACTCGGTAAGGGTTCCCTGCGAGTTACTCAGGATGGCCATGTTTCTGGCGGGACTGTTGGCCCCACTTTGGGACATCATGGCGGCGGGGTTGAAGTTGCCTAACAGTTCGTCAAGTTCCTGATTAAGGCCTTGATGTTCTTGATAGCTGGAAGCCGTGACGTCAGGCCACGTAACTTCTCGAACGTCATTTTGCGGGTCGTCCAGCATAACCACGCCACCCGGCACATTTCGTACCAATCCTGCCACATCTGCTTCTTTGCCCCGTTTAACAAACCACTTCTTGTTCAGCACGAATTTGACATTATCGATGCGTTGATTGGCAATTTCGTTGATTTCGTCCTGCAGGCCCTTACCCAATAATGGCAACGGGGCTGGCATGGTTTTATGGGCCTCAAGGATGCAGCACCCAATGACGTATGGGCGTTTCCCGTGGAACACTTCTTGTTTCAGCTCGACCGGATCAGATAGCATTGCCAAATCGCTGAGGGTATAGAAGGTCCAGTCCTTGTTGTTCCTGCGATGAATGTGTCGTTGCACCCACACGATTTGGTAGTCATCGACCGACACTGAATCAGAGGACATCGGGTCATCGCCGCGATTGCGAGCAAGCCGAGTGGTATTGACCACTGATTCCACAGCGTTGCCGATAACACTGTCGCCATACGTATGCCATTCCCCCGTTTCCATCTTCTCCTTCACATCTAGCACGTACATCGGCATGAGATGAATGAAGTATGGGGAAGTTCCGACAGGATCGGTCCAATTGGCAGCGGGGTCGAACCGAATGTTTTCAATGGGGATCAATTCCACTACCGGCTTGTCTACCCGGACGTTTGGCTTGACTTCGACGTTGACTTGGGCAACAATAGCCGCCGCAGGCTGGCCCAACGAATCGCCGTCCTCAGCGACTACTGTTCCTTCGGGAATGGAATTGGGATCTTGAGCTGGGTATTCTTCTTCGGCGTCGTCCGAGGCCTTGGGCGTTTCTTCGACGGCGGAAGACATTTCTATTTCCGGCTCGTCTTCCTGATAGTCCCAATGTACGTGGGCGCAGGCAACGCCAGTGGTCTGCGCATCCTGCAGACCACCCAAAACGATTTGGTACCAAGGGATGGATTTGGTCAGCCGGTATTGGAGCAATTGCTTCATGATTTCAGCTGACGCCACTTCCGGTTTGTTGGAGGTGTCTTGGGCTTGGACCGACACTACGTCCATGTTTGAGAAGAAAGCGGCGGCGGCAGCGGCTTCATTCTTACGGATAACTGCGCGGGTGCGGGGGCGAAAAATCTTGGAACGCTTGTCGTACGAAGTTTGATTATACTTAGAGTCAGTTGAGTGTTGATTGTTGAACGCCCTCAAGGAGTCCTCCCAGATTTTCCGGTAGTTTGTGTCCACATAACTGGTGGACCCCCGAAAAGCTTTGGACGCTAGGTCAAGCCAGTCTTTATGTGGCGAATCGGCCTCAGCTGTCTGGGCTGTCGGAGCGTGATTTCGCGGATCTGGTTTCATCTAGTGCTTCCTTAGTGTCTACTACAAGTATACCACACCGAGAGCTTTCTGTCAAGTGTAACAGTCACTTTTCCCAAACTTGTTGCTCGTTGTCCCCCGAGAAGGCAACGCCCTCATTCCTTACTACTCCAACGGCCCGATCATCGTAAATTGCCTGTGTATGCGAGTCTTTGGTGTTAGTTATTGGCAACACTTCGCCTAAATGTTCTTTCATCCAACGTCGGATGGCGGGGTGAGGTTTGCGAGCGGTGAACAGCCTCACATCCCTTCCTTCCCGCAACCACTTCCTTACCTGCTTGACCATCGGCTCAATCGGTGCGCCAATGTGTTCGTCCCCGCGCCAATGGTCGTAATGCGCCAAAGTGCCGTCAAGATCCACCCCCAGCCAACCATTTCCTTTATCGCGGGGCATTGTGGTCATTTGAAGGTGTCCTTCCACTTCTTCCCGGCTTCTCCGGCATCGACACCTGATTTGGGCCTTTCGCCAGTGGCTTGATCAATGGCCGTGTCAATTTGAATTTGACGCTTAGACCGAGCGTCCTTTTCTGCGGCTTCCTTTTCGGACGGAGTTTGCATTCCCGTCTTTTCCCGTAGCCATTTGCCGATTTCCATCATGCACCTCCTGCGGAAGAACCCGGATTAGGGGAGTCGGCCACCACATCGAAGGGAGTTTTCTTAGAAAAGAAGTCGTGCAACCGGGTTAGTAACGACACCTCCACGTTGTGCAATTCTTGCGGAATCGACTCAAGCTGACTTTTGAGTCGTTGAACTTCGTACTCGGCTTCCTTGATGCGAAGCTCGATTTCCTCTTTTACGGTTCTCATTTTGTTGCTCCTTCGTATTTAAGACCGAAACCTTCGCCGTCCCATGCTCCACGGGCCATACCCATGCGTTCCAGCAACTCGCCCCCGCCCATAACGATAGCGTGTTCCAACTCCGAAATGGTAGCGGCTTTACCGGCATCGACAGTGAAGCCGTAGCGGTTATCGCCGGCCATATGCTTAATAACCAGAACAGCACCGGGTGCCCAGCCGATCATCCATAGGTGGTTTGCATAATGGCGGCTGAGAAGGGTCGCCGCCATTTTAGCGACTAATTCCATCTGCTGAGACTCTTTGTCGTGAGAGGTTATCTCAACAGTCTGGATGTCCAGCAAGTCCTCGGTCATTGTGCAGGCTCAGCGATGGGGGCGGGGTCTTCGGCAACCGGATTGGTGCCGGGTTCGGTGAAACCGGAGGTGAGATCCTCAAAAATTTCCTCCTCGGCAACCGGGCCTTCCGGCTTCCCGGTTACTTCCTCGATTCCTTGAACGCGACCGGCTTGGAAAACAGCCTCAATGGCGGCTTCTTGGGAATGGCCGTAATAGGCCCGGAATACTTCTTCTGCTCTGCTCATTTGTTTCTCCTTGAAGTAGGGAATATGATGCCGCTGGTTAGGACTCTCGGGCCGCTTGATTCACCGACACCGTTACCGACACGCCGGAAAATTCGGGCATTCCCTCCGGCACAGGTTGCGGGTACTTCCAGCTGAGGTATCCGTTCATGTTGATGACGACATCCTTAGACTCGTCGGGGTGAAGGATTCCGGCCAACGCTTCGGCAGTAGCGAGGGCCGGGGCCTTGTCGGCAGCGTGGTTGGGCTGGCTGGCGACAACTTCTTCAAAAGCGGTGGCGGCGAGGGCGAGGGCGGCGGCGATTGAAGCGCCGCGAACTTGGAATGAGTAAGACATTGATGTTTCCCTATGGTGATTGATGGATTAAACTGCTGACTTGACTGCGTTACGGCGGAATGCCGCCGTCGTAAATGCCAGTGGAACCCCGGTCAGTGCTGTCATAGCTGCGACCGTTGCTGAACTGGTAGACGTTGTGATCGGGGGCGTTCCACTCGCTGCCCCAAGCGTTCTGGACCAGCGACGCCCAAGACAGAGTGCGGGTAGCTACCTTGTTCCCTAGATTGCTAAGGTTCGGAGCGCTCATGATTTCTTTCCTTTCCCGGTCTTACGTTTAACAGCGGCGTTCGCTATTTTGATCGCCTTCGCATCGTCCCCAGTTTTCTTCAAGACTGCATTTGCCGTCGCCGCCCATTGCTTCTTCTTGGCTGGCGTACTAGCCTTCTTCGTCTTTCCTATGGCATCTTTCAATGTCCACGGAGGCATGGTTAATTGTCCTTGCCGTAGGAGTGATAGCCATTGTAAGCCGTATTGGGGCCATAGGCCGTGTCGTTCTCGGCAAACATTTTCAGTCGGTCGGGCACGTTCTTGTTCTTGGTGCGCAGGATGGCGGCATCCAACTCGTAGCTACCGGTAATGTCCGTGGTGTGCCTCCAGTCGGCGGGGCAACACTCATGGCACTTTCCTTTGGGATTTCTCATTTGAAGTACTCCTTGTAAGGTTTGCCTAGTTCACCGGCGTCTTTGCCGGACTTGTTTTCCGCCGCCGCCTGATCAGCCCGGTAGCGTTCCCGGCGATCAACGTTGTCCATCTCATTGTTGGCTTGGCGCACCTGACGATTGGTGAGGTGCGAAGCATCCTTGCCGGTCATGGACTTGGCGTTGGTGGCCACGCTTTCAACGTCGTAAGCCACCCCGGTGCGGTAGTTACGGTCGTCTGATTTCTTGTATTTCTCAGAATTGGAGAGGTCCGCCTGTCCTTCGGGGGTGTTGATTCTTGCCATTTTAATCTCCTACACAAATTCGGGTTCAGCGTAACGTTCTTCGTACGAACGGGGCGCAACAGGGTTCATGTCATATATGCGAGCAAAGGCGTCGATGGCATCTTTTTTCCCTACTGGGAAGTAATGGAATTGAAGCCGGATCTGTTCTGTCAAGTCGTATATTTGTCCATTTTCATCCTTACGTCGAATTGCCCGGCTGATGCGGTAATCGTACCCGGTGTCTTTCATGTGCTTCTGGTTAGACGTCAACCGATTCGGATCAGTGGGCCGGGGGAACAACAATTTTCCGGTACGACAGTCCGGCACCAGACGTTGAACTCGGTCGTTTTTGGACCCTTCCCCGTCCCGAGGCCATGCCAGTTCATGGACGTCGAATCGCGGGTTTCCCGGAAGCCGCATTTGTTCTTGGAAGTAATCCATGTCGGCCTGAGCGCCGAACGTTTCGTACCCCATCTTGATCATCTGAACACCGGGTGCTTTGCTCCACTTCTTGTACATCAGCGAGAAGTGTTCCCAGCGTTCTTTCAGGTCCATCTTGTGGTTGAACCCGTCCAGCAAGTACTTGTTCATCTGGGAGTCTAGTCCCAGCACGATTACAGCAGTGTTGGCTGAATCCTTTTTCTTACTACGAGCGGGGTCGCACATCACGTACACTGAAAGCGTAGATGGCCGGACGTCGTATTCCCCTAGTTGTTGAACGTCGAACATTCTTTGTTCGCCGGACAGTGGATTCATGAGGTACTGACAGGCAATGTCGGAGTCAGTATTTTTTACCAGCCGCTTTTTCCACTCTTGCTCGCTAAAATATACTGGATTACCTTCACGGGTGCCGTCGTGTGTCGCGGGGTAGATGCGGGGTTTCAGCGCTCCTCGTTTCAATACCCAGTCATAGAGGTCCGCGAACGAGTAGATCGTTCCGCACATCCATTCGTGCCCACCGACCACTCCAAGTGATTGTGACATGGAATAGTTGTTGATCGACTTTTGTATCTGTTCGGGGGTGGAAACCGACTCAGGAACCACGGCATCATCGTAGATCCGAAGACGGTAATGTTTGCCGATCGGTTGCGAATCCAGCCCCGAAGCCTCAATAGTACATTCTTTCGGGTTGCCTTTCCGCTTGATTGTAATGCCGTAATTTGACCATTGCTTTGCTTCTTTGGACGGGTTTTTCCAGAAAATTTCCGGGAATGCTGTTTTGAGGATCTCATTCCGCTCAAACTCCGCCTTGATTTGCTTAAGAAATGGTTCAGCGATCACGTTGCTGTGCCCAAAGATTCCTATTGTGATTTCAGGGTCGCGCAGGATTTCTTGTATGCAGCCGCCGAACGTAATGATCGTTGATTTGTAATGTTCTCGGCTCCAGAGGTCCAAGTATCCTGATGGATCGACCTCTACTTCCCTGCAACGATCGTAAATCCATGGGTGCAACATGTCATGGCGACCGCACACTTTTACCAGCAAGTAGTACCTATCCGTCAGGCAAAGTGCCCTTATGCCGGGGATGTAGGTGCCTTTTTGATCGATTTCGTCCCAGTACAACAACAGCTCCGGTAGCGGCAAGTTTGCCGGGGGAACCAGTGATGCTGCGGGGACGGGAGCGTTCATTTTTGCTGGATTTTAGACAACAAGTCGTTGGTGTCAGCCACCAATTTCATTATCAGGGGCGCATCCTTGTCGTGCTGAATCACGACAGGGGCCTGTTTCTTCGGCGCCACGTAATCCAGAATCTTCATGGCGATATCAGGGTAGAATTTGCAGGCCGCCACTTCCTCCCCCTGGTTTGTTACGAACGCCGCCGGCTCTTCGCCCATTACCATCGGGAACAGCTTCAGCAGCTGTGCCTTTACCCACTTTTCATTCAGGAAGTCCAAATCGTTGAGTTCCGATTGCACTTCGAAGATTGCCCCCCTTACCCCTTGGCTCTTCAGCATTTTAGCTGCAGCGCCGTGGCTCATTTTCAGGGACTCGGCCGCTTCCCTCAGGGAATAGGAGCTTTCCACATAAGCAGTAACGAAAGCTTGTTCAGCGACAGACAGCTTTGGCCAGAAGACCAGCGGTGCCGCTTCTGCTTCCGGGGGAGATTTGTCGCTTTCCGTGGTGATGGAATTCATAGATCGATTTCTCCAGCATTCTGCGGCGTTCAGCAGGTTGAGCTTCAATTCGCAGTCGTAAATTTAGCAGCCAGCGTCTCAAGAAGAGTTCGTTGATTCCGTATCCAGCAGGGAGAGGAGTTTCAGCTACTTTCATGTGACACCTATTTGGCGACGAGCGCCTATAGGAACAGTATACCACAGGCGGCGATTCTTGTCAAGTACCTGAATCCATCGGCGGGAAGAAACTGTAGGTGACGATAGAATCTACTCTCGAAGCTAATTGAACAGCAGCGGAGCGGGGAAAGAGAAACCGGGAAAGGTCGAAAGAGAAACCGGGAAAGGTCGAAAGAGAAACCGGGAAAGGTCGAAAGAGGACAGCGGATGGGGGATCTACTCTCGAAAACCATGGTTGATTTTCGGCGGACGGGGAAAATAGCGACCTCCGAGTACTCTCTATCTTCCGTCCGACGAGGGCTTGCTCCCGGAAGTACCCCCCTATTCCCCGCCCCGGAAAAATATACCCCTATTCCTACGTCATATGTTTCTGTCATACCTCCTTTATGCGACCGCCATACGCAATCGATGGCGTTTCACGTGTTCCACGATATCCGCTGGTTGTCCGATTTCCTGTGACGACAGACCCGGCCCGGCCCGACCCCCGACCGGCATCGAGCGACGGCGACCGGGGGCGACGGAGACCCATCGTCGGGGGTCGGGTGGCGGGGCGGCGACCCATCGTCGGGCCATCGGGTGGCGGCTGTATCTGGTTACCTGTTGCCTGAAATTTGGCACGTTTCATGCTTTTACTGTTTGATGTAAGCCGACGTCTGGCACGTTTCATACTTTGCTGGTTGCCTGTTTCCTGAAATCTGGCACGTTTCATGCTAAGGCAACAACCGTGCCATGTAAGCGCTTACTAACCCCGGAAACCGCGCCCCTGGCTGAGCTTGCAGGAAGCTACCGCCCTTGGCCTTGCGCCAACTGGCCGGTAGGTCAGCCCCAACTGCCGTGAAACGTTGAAGAGAGATAGTGTGGAACGCCCGTGGAACCGTGAAACACATGGAACGAATCTTGCTACGTGCGTCCGCGTGCGTGTTTCGTTGATTGTGGCAGCAGACGAGGGGAGAAAGTAGGGGGCGAACGGCCTCGAATCGGGGACAGGGAGCGAGGAAGGCGGATGGCGGCCTTCGACCACCTGCTGTGGCCCAGCAACTCGGGGCTTCCGTCCGGGGCGATCAGCCTGCGTGTCTCTTCTGCTTGGGTCCCCCTCGTCCCAGCCCTCGTCGAGGGGGACCCCCCAACCACCACCATCCTCCCTCAGAAGGGGGGGATCTTATCGGGTCGCTCCGGACGACGAGAGAAAAGGTATACGCCCCTATCCGAGACCGGATCCTTAAATCTACCGATATATCGGACCCGAACTTCGATCACACTTCGGTGCCAGAGTATCTATCCACCTATCTCGTGATGGGATGACCACTATCTCCCTCATCGACGGTCCGACGCCCTCGTCGGGCTGTCCTCAATGTCTGCCGCCCGTGACCGATAGGGGAGTCCTCTGTTCAAACGTGGCGTGACCGGAGGGGACGATACCGAATCGCCACGAGGGGGGCACCTCCTATCTCAAGTGTCTCTCTCGTAATCGAGATGAGAGTATGCCTCGGATCGGCCCGATCCCGATAGGGGTTAGTCCCGGTGTCGCATGATGTCGTCATAGGATTGTTTGATCCCGTTCGCGATATGTCTGAGACCAGAGGGGATAGGGGAGACCCCTCGTACCCTATAGTACACATCTACCACGCCTTCTTCTGTCTGTAAATAGTCGCCCGACGAACGGTAGGTCAGAAGTGTCTTTGGCCGTTCGTCGGCTGAATGATCGGCCTGTGTTCGGGGGGGATTGTGTGCTGGCTCGGCCTGTGGTACAATAGAGTCTCGGTGGTGCTGGGGCTGGCCACCGAACTTCCAGACAGCCCCTCAAGGAGATCGAGATGACCAAGAGCACCAAGGCAACCAAGAACGCCCCGACCAGCACCGCATCTTTCGAGATCGGCAATCGGGTTATCGCCACCACTGCAGCGACCAACCAAACGCCTGCTGCTGGCACTATCACCAACAAGTCCAGCACCGGCTGGTTGATCGTGACACTGGACAGTCCGGACCAGTTTTCCGGCTGTAAGGGCGGCATCCTGTCGGCCCGTGCGTCGAGCCTCAAGTTGGAAGCCAACGAGGCCGGAAAGTTGGTCGCACCGGCAACCCCAGCACCCGTCGCGGCCGCTGACAAGAAGGAAACCAAGAAAGAACCGAAAGCTGCTCGCAAGATCCCTGACGAGTGCCCCGAATGCGGTTCTGGCGAGTTGGAATCCGACGAGGAAGGCGAGAAGGAAGAGAGCAAGATGGCCGGGGCATTGCGCAAGGCACGTGCCCATTACACGAAAGATGTGCGACCTGACGGCAGTGCCACCGCCCACAACGGCGACCTGATCGCAAAAGAACTCCGTTGGTATGAGCCACTGGAAGTCTGCGAGTTGGCTGATCGTTGCCTGCTCTGCGCCCCCGGTTACCACGCCGATCGTTATGCGGATCTGAATCCGGGCCAAAAGCGCATGAATTCCGGCAATCGGATCCGTGCGGCGTACCGCAAGGCCACTGAAGACAACGATTCCGTGGTACTGGCGCGCATCAACAAGGCCCTGCAGCTGGCCATCCTACCCGATAACGAGTGAAAGGAAGCATCATGGCTGCAACAAAGAAGAACACCCCGACCGTCTGCAAGGTATCCGACGGGGCCAATCTGGACGGGGCCAATCTGGACGGGGCCAATCTGCGCGACTGCCCCTTGGTGACCAGTGAATGGAACGGCGACGAGTCCATGCTGGTCAAGTCCGGCGATCGCGTGGAAGTTGAGATGGACCAGTTCGAAGTGTTGGACCGCGACACGTACGAGGCGATCTGTGACGCCAAACGCGCAGAAAAGGAAGTCGAGAAGGCTGCTGCTCAAAGTGCTGTCGAACCCGCGCAGGGCAGCTGCTCGTAACAACAAGGGGGGCGCGTCGCTGGCCCCCGCTACCCTAGTACCGACCAATCAACGAGAGAACAAGGAAAGTACCATGAAAACAGACGCAACAGCATTCTCGATCACCCGCCACCCCCTCGCGACAGCAGCACTGCAAGCTGTCGCGATTCGCCGTCGCTGTGGCCGCCAACTGGCCTCCGATTTCGCCCGTTCGCGTGGCGCATCAGCCCTGTACCGGCTGGCCCTCCAACTGGAGGCAACCAAATGAACTACAAAGAATTCTTTGCCAAGGTAGAGAAAGACCTTGGCGTTTCGCCCATCAGGATCGAGAAGCAAAAGCTCAACCACGCAATGCTTACAGACGGAGGTACTGCCTGTGGTCCTGATCTGGGTCACAGCCTCCATAACGACACCTACGTTTATACGAACCCGCAGGGCTGGTCCTTGGTCCTGATCGACGGCGAGTGGTTCAAAGTACCGAACGGAATGTTCGGCTGGTGGCAAGGAGAAAACCCTTGGCCGCTGCGGTTCGCTGATGTGTCGAAGGGCTACAATCTTTTTTCTTACACACACGACGAGGAATGAATCATGGGTTACACACTTAAAATAGGAAACGCCGTTGCTGGCGATCTGCCGACCAAGCGTGAAGTAATTGAAGATTGGGGCGGGCAAATTGAAGTTCAAATCGGCATCAAAACAGTTATCCTCGACAACGCCCCAGCTGATGGCAGTCCGACCGACCACGAGAACCAGCGCTGGCCCAGTTACTCGGCATGGCACGACTTTGCACAGGAAACAGGACTGCATCGGCTGTTTTTTGATGAACAAGAGGGTCTGATGCGCGCCCACCCCGGGTGTTTCATCCCCACGCCCGATCATTTGACAACGATCAAGTCAGTAGCCACGCGGGTGCCCGAGCTGCACCGGGGGCGTTACGATTGGCTCCTGTTTTGGGTCGAGTGGGCGTTGGCTAATTTCGACCCTCCTGCTATCAAAAACACATAACGGAGATAAATCATGAAACCTGAAGGAGGGAGCAAAATAAGCAAAAGTTACAAACCCTTCACCACGGCATACTTGCCGCTGGCTGGAATGAAACGCGATCGGTTCAACGCGGTCTCCCATGCGCACGGCCACACGTTCGAATTGGAGGAAGTGAAATGAAATTTTACCACATAGGGGTGTGGCAATACCGGTACGACCCCAGTACCAAGTGCTGGTGGGCAGCGGAATACGACGCCGAAGGCAACCAGATAGGTGAAGCCATCGATTCATACGCCAAAGACGACATCATCCGTTCTGTTAAAATGGAAATCAACGCCGCTCTATTGGCGGCAAAAGGAGCCTAATCATGGGAAAGAAAGTTTGGACAGTAAGGTTTAGTGGTTGGCCATGGCAGCGAACGACGTCGTTTTGGGCTAGCGAGTTGGACAGAACAGTAGGAGAGAAATGGGGATGGAACCCGTTTGTGGTTAAAGGAATGGGCAGGTTTGGCGGGGGCTGGGGCTTCAAGATCGGAATAGTTGCCTCTAAAACGATGCAAGATTTCGTGATCGATTTGGTCATCGGATCGATTCGTGTGACCAAGAAGGAAGTAAAATGACCGAAACCCAAATGTGGGTCGTCATTGGCCTATTAACGCTGTTGGTCATCTCGTTGATGATGATCAGCGGCACCCTTGAACGTATTGACAGAAACTTGGGGAGCAAAAATGATCACCATTAAGCATAGATTTTCAAACGCAACGCTGTGTGAGTTCGACGTTCCGACGTTGAAAGAGGCCGTCGTTAAGGCGGTATCCGACGGGGCCAATCTGGACGGGGCCGATCTGCGCGGGGCCAATCTGCGCGGGGCCAATCTGCGCGGGGCCAATCTGGACGGGGCCGATCTGCGCGGGGCCAATCTGCGCGGGGCCAATCTGCGCGGGGCCAATCTGGACG